TATATTCTTTACTTACATCACTAATTATGATTATGACCCTAATGCAAGCGTTGAGCATTTATTTAGGCTTCTTGAAGCCGTTGACCCTAATGATCTCGATACCCTACAGCGCATTCTTGGTAGTGGTTTAGACCTATCCAAATACCGTGCCACTCGTGGCAGGCCACGCGCTGTTTTAATGATAGGTGAAGGCTCTAATGGTAAAGATACAATCCGCACCGCTTTACGTGATACCCTCGGCAGTCGTAATTTTACCTCCTGTAGCCTTGCCGACTTCCGCACATATGATCAAGGCCGTAAATTTCCTATCGCTTCTTTACGTGGTGCTTCTGTAAACTGGAGTAGTGAAAATTCTCAATTTGTTCATATTGATAACCTGCAATCATTAAAAGCTGCTATAAGCGGCGAGGAGTTATCTTTTGAACTCAAAGGCATCCAAGAGTCGCAATTTGTGCCATCTGCTTTATTTGTTTTTAACTTAAATAAAGACCCAAGCCTATCAGGTGACCAGGTAGCAATTGAAACTAGATTCCATGTATTTAAATTTAAGAAAACATTTATGGCCACACCAACGCAGCCAAATCATATACAAGCTGACCCTAAATTAAAAGATGATCCTGATTTTATACAGCAAATGATATGCCCTGCATTTCTTAATTGGTTGCTTGAAGGTTTAGCTTTAAGTGTTGCACATGGCATTGATTACAGTTCCGGCAAGCAGGCGATGGAAGATGTCCGCCGTGCTGGCTGCCACCTATGGGAATTCTGCGATGCCATCGGGTTATCAGCTCAAGATGATGGCCGCGTGCCTGTCAGCACCGTTTATGACGCGCTTAGGGCCTGGTATCGAGACGAAGGGTACCTAGATAACCATGGCCATTGGTTACTAGACCCTCCTGCCGACCGTACGGTGAAGGCGCCAAGGCTTTTGGTACCTGCTCTAAAGGCTCTATTCCCCAAACTTGCGTCCGAACGTTCCGTTGGTCGTAGCCGTGATCGTCTCATTATGGGTCTTGCCTTAGACACCTAAACCTTGATTGCGGACGCAACTTGCGTCCAGTGCGGACGCAAAATGGACGCAAATTGCGGACGCAAATTCCCTGTCTCTATCTATCTTTTTACCCTTTCGGACGCAAAGGGGTATATATAAACGCATATAGAAAATCAAAATGGAATGTCTAGTGTTTATATAGGGGGGTAGGGAAAAATCGCGATTTTGCGTCCTTCGTTGCTATCACTAGCTTTTTTGCGTCCGCAACTAGCCAACTTGCGTCCGCATCCAGTCATACCAACGGGTTTAGCGTCCGCAACCAGCAACCACCAAACCCTTGCCCAATTGACCACAGCGAACTACCATCACACCGTTGCCAGCGCCTCCACAATGCCCTCAGTCAAACAAGCACCAGTGATTGAACGTCTGCACCACCTGATGGGGGAAGCAGCCGCTGTGGCCGCTGCTGTGCGGGATAACGCGCAAGACGACGGCGAGCCGTTGGATGCTGCTGAGCTGATTGATTTGGTTGCTGCTTACCAAACCGTCCTAGATTTATTAGATGAAGCATTCCACGTGGAACCCGCGTGCAGTATCGGCTGACCGGTTACAATAAATTCAAATAGCTCAACTCTTTAAGTTAAAGAATGACATCGATCAAGGATCTCAAGGCTGACCATAGAAATGCTCGTAAACGTACTGATCGCTCTGCCAACCTGATTGCTGAATCGCTTAAACGATTTGGCGCTGCACGCAGCATTGTTATTGATGAAGACAACCGGATCCTTGCTGGTAATGGCACGGTTGAAGGCGCAAAAGCTGCTGGCATACAAAACATTCGTGTTATCGAAACTGATGGCACCGAAATTATTGCCGTAAAACGCACTGGCTTAAGTGAAGACGACAAGATCGGTCTCGCCCTGGCCGACAACCGCACCAGTGATTTATCCGATTGGGATAAGGACATGCTGCAACAGCTCAGCGAAGAACACGACCTAGCCCCGTGGTTTGACGCTGATGACCTAGCCGCCATTCTTGGTGAAGTTGAGCAGCTACCGGCTGAAGGCTTGACCGATGCGGATGAGGTACCAGAAGCGCCAGAGGAGCCGGTTACGAAGCTAGGTGACCTGTGGATTCTTGGTGATCACCGGCTGCTTTGCGGGGACAGCACTGACGCGCTAGCCGTTGAGCGGTTGATGGCCGGGCAGAAGGCGGACATGGTATTTACGGATCCCCCTTATGGGATGAATCTTGACACTGACTACTCAAAAATGGGCGATAGTGGCAAAACCTATAAACCTGTCATTGCCGATGACGAGCAATATGACGCGGGCTTTTTGCTCTCAACTTTTGCTTATTGCAAGGAGATTTTTCTTTGGGGCGCTGATTATTACGTCGAAACTTTGCGCCGTACATATCCGAATCTTGGCAGTTGGATTGTTTGGGACAAATACAGCGATGCAACACGCCAAGGCTTACTAGATGGCAGATTTGGTAGCGCTTTTGAAACTTGCTGGTCCAAGACGCAGCACAAACGCGAGCTGGCAAGGGTATTAGTCACAACCAATTACACAGCAAGAGGCGATGAGACTCGCGTGCATCCGACTCAAAAGCCAGTTGCTTTAGCTGAATGGTTTTTTGATCGTTGGGGCAAGCAGGGCGATGTCGTCGTTGATTTATATGGCGGCAGCGGCAGCACGTTGATCGCCTGCGAGAAAACCTCACGCCACTGCCGCACGATGGAACTCGATCCCGCCTACTGCGACGTGATCGTGAAACGCTGGGAGCAGTTCACTGGCAACAAGGCTATGCTTGAGCTAATATCTGAGGCGTTTTAATGGCCGCCCCAAGAGGCACCAGGCAAGATACACTCGACCGTGCAAATCGTTTTGCGCGGATAATAGCTAGCGGAGGTCGTAGGTCTGATTGTATTCGATATGCCTCGGAACATTGGGGAGTAGGTGATCGCACTGTTGATCAATATCTTAAACTTGCGCGTGAACAACTTAAGGCTGATTGGGATATTGAACGCCCGCAAATGGTAGCTGATTTATTAAGTCAACTAAGCACTTTACAGATGGAAGCTAGACGTGCAGGGCAGTTTCATATTGCGCTTGGTGCTATTAATACGGCAGCTAAATTAACTCAACTCTGTTCGTGAGTATTCTTGCTATTGCCCGTGAAGGGCATGTATTGCAACAACTTAATCACGGCGGTGAGTTAATAGATATAGAAGCATTGCTGTTAAAAATCCAAGCTGATTTGCATCCAGGCCAGCTTGATTTTGTAAATGACCATACAACCCAAATCCTTGGCGTATCAGCAGGCTATGGCGCTGGCAAAACCCGAGCGCTGTGTGCGAAGGCGGTACATCTTGCAGCAGCTAACCAAGGCTTTATTGGCTGCGTGCTAGAGCCCACTGGTCCGCTGATTCGGGATATTTTTGTAAATGACTTTGATGCTTTTCTTGAATCTTACAATATCCCATATTCTTATCGCGCTAGCCCATTACCTGAATATGTGTTGCATTTGCCGTTAGGTGATACCAAGATCCTATGCCGTAGCTTTGAGAACTGGACACGTATTATTGGTTTAAACCTTGCGTGGGTATTAGCAGATGAGATTGATACTGTTGCGCCGTCTATCGCGAGTCGTGCATTTCCTAAAATCCTTGGTCGCTTACGTGCTGGCAACATAAGGCAATTTGGCGCTGCATCAACACCAGAAGGCTTTCGGTGGATGTTTAATACATTTGCTAGTGAGGACGCATTATCACGTACTGATCGAAAGCTGATCAAGATGCGCACTGCGGATAATCCGCACTTACCGGCTGATTTTATTGAGCGGTTGCAGGCTAACTACGACCCAAACTTATTACGTGCATATCTTGATGGCGAGTTTATTAACCTTACGACTGGCACTGTTTACGACAGGTTTGATAGGGCCAAACATGTAGTAACGCAATTGCCAGATTACAGTGAAGAACCATTACGTATTGGCGTTGACTTTAACATTGGCAACATGTCGGCGGTTATTGGCATTCGTAGCGGCAAAGGGTTAGTAATCATTGATGAGATCAGCGGTGCGCATGATACCGACGCATTAGGTGTCGAAATCCGCAGGCGATATCCAACCCATCGGCTTTATGGCTACCCAGACGCCAGCGGCGGTAATCGTTCTACCAATGCAACGCAAACCGATATTCAGATACTGGAGCAATATGGCATCAGCAACCAATCGCCTAAAGCAAATCCGCCTGTGCGTGATCGTGTTGCAGCAGTGCAGGGGTTACTTGAAAACGGTAAGGGGGAGCACCGGTTGCAAGTCAGCAGCACCTGCAAACGCATGATTGAATGCTTAGAGCTGCAATGTTATAGCTCTAACGGCGCACCAGATAAAGAGGGCGGGCACGACCACATGACAGACGCATTGGGCTACCTGGTATGGCGTGAGTTCAACCCGCTACACGCTGGAGCTGGACGCGGTACAGGCATTAGAATCTATTAACCAAAGGCCGGTTGCATGTATTCAGGTTTTTCTTTCTACGACCGGCCTACTGCTGACCGTAAGGTCACTCGCGTTCACGATGCGAATACTGCATGGTATGCGCAAGAACCACATTGGATGCTGATTGAGGACCTTATTCAAGGCACCTACGGGATGAGGCGCAGGCACCGCCGCTATCTGCCGCAGGAGCCACGCGAACAGGATGAGTCGTATGATAATCGCCTAGCACGTAGCGTATGCCCGCCATATTATCAACGCTTAGAACGTATGTTGGCAGGGATGTTAACACGTAAGCCCGTTAGGTTAAATGATACCAGCGACAACATACGGGAACAGCTATTTGACGTTGATCTGCAAGGTAATGACCTCAACGTCTGGACATATGAAACTGCACGCAAGTTGGTGCGTTACGGCCACATCGGCACATTAGTTGATGCACCATCAGATGGCGGCAGGCCGTACTGGTGTACCTACACACCACGGCAAATATTAGGTTGGCGCACTGAAGCAAAAGACGGGCAGCAGCAACTCACGATGTTGCGATTGCTGGAATCGGTGATTGTGCCTGATGGTGATTACGGTGAGAAGGCAGTGCAGCAGGTTCGGGTCTTAACCCCAGGCGCATATGAGCTACATCAAAAGCAAGATAACAGCGAGTTTAAGATTGTAGAAGAAGGTAACACAAGCCTTAGCGATATACCATTCAGCGTTGCATACTGCAACCGCGTTGGTTATTTAGAATCAAGGCCACCGTTAGAAGATATCGCAGAACTAAACCTTAAGACGTATCAGGTGCAATCTGACCTTGACAACCAGCTACATATCTCAGCAGTGCCGATGTTGGCATTCTTTGGCTTCCCGTCAGCAGCAGAAGAAGTATCAGCAGGCCCAGGAGAGGCTATAGCCTTTCCCGAAAATGGAAGGGCGGAATTTATAGAGCCAGGCGGTGCCAGTTTTGAGTATCAATTCAAGCGGCTAGAGCAGCTTGCAGGGCAGATTAATGAGCTTGGGCTATCAGCAGTGTTAGGGCAAAAACTCAGCGCCGAAACGGCAGAAGCAAAACGCATTGACCGCAGCCAAGGCGATTCAACGATGATGGTTGTAGCCCAAAACGTGCAAGACATGATTGATAATTGCTTACGCTTTCATGCTGAATATCTCGGCACCGCTGAATCGGCTGGCAGTTGCTTGGTAAATCGTGATTTTATTGGCGCGAGGCTAGAACCTGCTGAGATCCAAGCATTACTACAGCTTTATACCGCTGGCACCATTACGCAAGAAACATTATTGCAACAGCTTAGTGATGGCGAGGTATTAGGCGATAATTTTGATGTTCAGGAAGAACTAAGCGCAACTGCTAATGGAGGGCTGAATGACAATACCAGCAGCCCTATTTCGTAACGCAATTGATTTAAACCGCTATAGCAATAGTGTAGGGCGACAAGTAATTACAACTTATAATGATATTATTATTGATGCTGTAAATCAACTGCGAACAATTGATGAGTTAGCAGCACCAGTAAAAGCAGCAAGGTTGCGTGCGATATTAGCCCAGCTTAAAGACAGCCTTAATACCTGGTCGGGCGATAGTATTACTGCACTATCTACTGAATTGCAAGGATTAGCAGAACTGCAATCTGATTTCGTTACTGAAGAGCTGCGCAAGGCATTACCAGCAGGCGCACGCAGTGCAGTCAATACCGTTGAGATCAGCCCGCAATTTGCGCAATCAGTAGTTACAACTGACCCAACACAGCTAAATGTGGTGGCATTATCGGATGATTTATTTGCAGCCGTACAAGGTGCACCACAAACGTTTAGCCTTACTGCTGCCCAAGGTGCAACGATTACGCTGCCTAACGGTGAGGTAGTAAGCAAAGCGTTCCGTGGTATTGCAGTTGATCAATCTGAACGGTTTGGGCAGGTGGTGCGTAATGGCTTGCTAACAGGTGAAACCACACCTGATATTGCAAAGCGATTGATTGGGCAATTGCAATTTGGCGAAACCGCAAAAACGGCACGGCAGTTAGCAGCAGCAGGCGGTGAACTCACGGCGGTAGCTGATAACCAGATAATGGCGCTTGTACGCACAAGCATTAATCAAGTTGCTAATGCTGCCAGCCAGCAGGTATATGAAGCGAACCAAGATATAACTAAAAAGTATCGTTACATTGCAACACTTGACACTAGGACTAGCGCTAGGTGCCGCGCATTAGATGGCCGTGAATTTGAGTATGGCAAAGGGCCGATGCCACCGCAACATTTTAACTGCTTACCTGGCGACGCGATAGTAACGCCCCGTGGCCGGATTGCGGCAGCTTACCGTCGGAGTTACGAGGGCTTTCTCTACGTCATCAAAACTGCCGATGGTCACATAGTC